TAACAAACTACTGCAACTACTTGATTAAATAATGGAGGATTTTCAATAGGGCACATTTCATAATATGCATACCTTAAATATAAACTATTAACCAAATTATTTAAAAATACTGTTAAAGAATGACCAGAAGGATTGCTTCCACTAACTTCAACGAAATCGCCATTAAATTCATACAATGGATAGCACAATTCAGTAGCTAAACCTTGCATAATTGTAATGTCATTTTCGCTGTAGCCAGCTTTTCTTGCAATATGTATTAAAATATTCATTCCTGCAACAGTCATCCTACTTGACATAGTATTATCAAATGCTTTATAATCTCCTGCTATAACACGGTTGGATCCGTATTTAAGCATATATTTGGTCAATTTAGTCCATGATTTACTATAAGGATTAACACCAACTCCACATTCAAAAGCAATTGGATTTTCCATTATAAATTTACATATACTTAAAAAGTATTTCCTAACTAATAGCAAACCAATTAATGGTGTGCCTGCAAAAACCCTAACTTTTTCTTTCGTTATTTTAGTTGGTTCATCCTTCAAATTGCATCTATGAATTAAATGAATTCTCCGTCCCTCTAATAATGTTTTCTCGCATTGCGCAACTTCTTCCCAAACCCAATCAGGTGCCACTCTTGGAATGGTTATGCCTTCAACTATACGTTCACTATCCGTTTCAATAATAGTATCTTTAGGCACTAAATATGGCCATCCGGCAGAAGCACTCAAATTTATTGGTTCAAAACCTGGCACTCCATCGAGGCCTGCCAAATTTATATCATTCGATATTATTTTAATTTGAGTTAAAGGTTTTCGTTGCAGTATTGCAGAATCAAGGGAATATATAAAATCTTTCGATGCTTTTTCCAAAATATAAGGGTCCACTGATGTCAAATTAGTTAAAGCTTTCATTTGAGTATACCATGGAACATAAGTGTTAATTAATTTCGGTCCCGCATAAATATTGGGATGATTAAACACTTTTGCCACGCTGTCACTAATCAACGTATCAACCACTTTTGAAGAAAAATTCCTTAAATGTCCTGTATGAGAACCATAATATTTCAAAACATCCGTTTTTTCCAAATAATATATTGGTGATTTAGGATATGGTTTTGCTATTAATTTCACGTTCTTTTCGGGGCATTCCAATTTCGGAATTCCTTGGGCATGTAATGGCAAATGAGATAAATTATTTTGAAAAATATTGTCAATCGCATTTTCTAAATCGCCTTTAATTAAACTAACTGAAACACCTTGTGGTTTATCAGTTATGCCTGCTAAATGTATTCCATGAATATGGGGAAATTTAGAATTTGCAATTAAAACCGCTCCACACAAACCCTTAAAAGTGTCGCGTGACCAGTTATAATAAATAGCATCTTCATTTTCATAATTTATGCCTGCAGAAGTTTGTTTGAATTTCTGTTGTTTAGTTATAGTGCAAACACCTTGTTTAATAACAGCTTCACTATCCCTATAGTGTAAAAATGCACAGCTAACAGTGGGTACTTTCTCTGGAATATATCTCAAAATCGAACTTCTAGGAGCATCACTTGGAACATATACTAATGCTAAATCGCTACCATTTTTAACTCGCATAATCATCTTACAATTAAATCTACTGGTGTGATTCATACCTAAAGTGTTGGGGTTATTAGTCGTCAAAGACAACCATTTATAATCCTTACTTAATATGTGATATGGTCCTAACCAGCATCCTCTATCAATGTAT